CAGGTCCATCTACTATGGATTCCTTAATTATACCTGCAATTTTTATTTTCGTGTCCATATATTACACCTCTTATTTATAAGAACAGGAAAAATGTTTAACTCTATCCCTTTCCTCTGCCCTTTTGGCATCATTAAATCTATCTAGAGTTCCTACTAAATATCCTGTAATTCTCCTAATTCTATCAAATTTTATATCTCCTTCTTCTCTGCCACATTTAGGGCAATACCCGTAAATCCACTTAATACTACCCATTCATTCTTCGCCTCCTTGCATTAATCCGCTCCATGATGTCAAATTCGAGGTTTTTGGCATCATAACTCGGCTTTAGCTTTTTCTTATACAAACTTTCCTTCCATTGTTTATATGTGTCACAGGTTCCGTGACACCCAGGCTTTCTCTTTTTGCAATCATAACAATTGCTTTGTTGCCTCATTTCAACCCTCCTTCCTCAATTCTTTTATCAGTGCCTCATTCTCCTCAATTTCCTTTTCAAAATATTCCTTGTTTTCTATAGCTGTATTGAGGCAATCTTTGAACGTTGCATCACCGGCAATTTCATTTTCCCCAAATTTTTCAATTCTGCCTTCCCAATACACTATTGAGCCATTCGTTTCTTCTATTTTCTCTTCTAAGAGAACATTCAGTCGTTCTAATTTGGCAATTATTAGATTTTTATTCATTTTCTTTATTCCTCCTTTTAGTAATTTATTACTTTCAATCCCTCTGAAATCATGCTGTTAAGCGTTTGTTTCAGAAGAGAATTTTCTTCTTTCAATTCCTCTATTTCTCTCTCCATTTTCTTTTTCAAGAGTGGGGAAAACGGCTCGAGCTTCACTCCTTCAAGTTCCATTACTTTCTTCAATGGAAAACGTGGAGAAGGTATACCTTTAGCAGGCGATATAACTCCTTCTCTTATCCATCTGTCCATAGTAGGCTGGGTTATCTTCCATCTCTTAATCAGCTCTTTCTTGGTAAGAAGTTCATCTTCCATAGAATCTATCCCCCCTATTCTGTTAGCAATTTAATCAGTTTGTCTTTACCTTTTTGGTTGTATCTCCACGACTGAACTTGTTTATTTGAGTACTGGGACTTATCCCAAACTCTTACTCCATATTCTTCTGTTTTAAGGTTATTTGCGTTTGCTATTCTACCTATGGCGTTAGCTGTAACTCCAAGCTCCTCGGCTATCTCTCCAGCTGTATAGGTCCTCTCTGTTTCCGGGAGCGGCAAGATATATTCCCCCGTAATAATTTTGGTAGCATAGGAACTTAGAATCTGTTTATATTCCGGAACGTTGATTTTATCCGCAATCTTCAAAAGTACATTGGCTTGTCTTGCTTTAGAGTTATTTAGCCTTGCTTCAACTTCCTTTTGTTTTATCTCAGGAATATTTCTAATTTCGCTTCTCATGTGGAAATATCCGTCAACAAGTTTTTCATATTGTTCCCATGCGACGTCATCTTCAAGAATTTTGAGAAGTTTTGAATAACCTCTCTCCGAAAGAAGATAAATATTGGCACTTCTATTTATTGCATTTTGTGTATAAATTCCGTTATGGTTTAAAGCCATTACGAAATCTGTTCCCTTTAAATCAATAATATCTATGCCATCCTTAAATCTTTTTCTGTTCTCATTTATTCTTCTGTTTACTTCTCCTAAGGGCTGATTGTGTATATTAGCTATGTCCTTAACCAGCATAGCCTTTTTGTCCTTTCCAAAGCCTCCCTCAATATGATTAAATTTCATGCCTGCAACTTTGACGATTCCTTTTAATACTAATTCATTCATTTTCAATACCTCCTTTAAAAATTGAAAGTTTTTCTCAATCTCTTCATAGGGATTGATGGTGCATTCTTCTGTGCTTCAAAAAACATGAAACGCACATCCTTTTCATATGAAAGTTCTATTCCGTCTTTATGAAAAAATTCTATTTCCATCAAAACACTTTGCGCTGCCTCAGCTATATCCAGTTCCTCGGCAAAAACCTCCATGTCGCAGTCTCCAACATCTGTCACAAGAGCATATTTAGAAAATGGATTTTCCGCCTCGATTGGGAAGACAAATATCATTCCGCCCTTATCCTTTTTCACAGCTTTTGCCCTTTGAATTATCTTTTCTTTTTGAGCTTCTTTCACTTCTTATCACTCCTTTGGTGCTCTATTCTTCTAAGCGGGTAATTAGCAACTTCACATAGCGCCAAAAGAAGCGCAATAACCGCTAAGATTACGGCTAAGATTTCCACTTATTTCGCCTCCTATATAGCTTCTCTTTGTTCTTTTGTTCTAAATAGGTATTCAAGCCCTAAGTTAGGAAAACAGCTATCTTTTATTTTGAAAATTTCAGTTCTTGTGAAGTCTGTTTTGCCATTTAGCTTGTTAATTACTGAATCGTACGATATATTCAATATTTTTGCTAAATTTATCGCCTTAATATTTTTCCTTGCCATTTCCGCTCTCAAGTTCGGAAACATTTTGTCACCCTCTTTCTTTTTTACGATACATCGTTTCTATACATCATATATTAAACTATGCATCGTAATTTGTCAAGTATTTTTATTAAAATATTTTGATATATCGTAAAATAATACTATACAATCGGATAAAATGGTATATAATATTAATTAAGATGATAAATTACGGGAGGTTGATAAAATGAAATTAACTGAAAAATTAGATCTATTAATGGAAGAAAAAGGAATAAAAAGAGCGGATTTGTCCAGAGAAACCGGAATACCCTATTCTACATTGTCAAGCCTTTATGACAAAGGGTATGAAAATGTAAAATTAACAACATTGAGAAAATTAGCAGAGTATTTTGAATGTAGCTTAGACTATATTGCGGATGACGCCGTAGTTGAAAAATGGCCCGTGGTAGGGGGTAAAGAATTAAAAGGCGAATATAGAGTAACAGAGGACATTGCAGAATACATACCGCGAGGGATTAAATTGTTTCCTATTGTCGGAATAGTGAGAGCAGGTCAGCCTATTCTTGCGCAAGAAAATATAGAAGGGTATTTCCCCATCGATAACTCTTTTATAGCTAAAGACAAAGAATATTTCTTTTTAAAGGTAAAAGGCGATAGATTGACAGGCTGTTATGATAGCGTTACACTATATTTATACTTAGGAAGAATTGAAATTTAATTATTCTTCAGCAATCCAAAGCAAACACATATTACCTATAAGGAATTGAAACATTTTTTTAATTTTAATTAAATAAAAAATAACCGGAGAATTTTTCTCCGGTTATTTTATGTCTTCTTTTATAAATTTTTCTATCATTCTTCTAAGTACCAGACTTGGTACTTGAAGATTTTCTTCACATTTTTTATAAAACTTTTCTTTTAGGTCCTTCTCGATCCAAAAATTTATTCTTGTCTTTTCTTCTGTCATTTATAACAACTCCAAATCCTCGGCGTTTTGGTTGAACCACTGAATAACTCGGTTCTCTTCATATGCCTTAATGTAATCTTCTACTTGCCTATCTGTCAATCTTAGAATTTGATACCCATGATTAAACTCCCTATAGGCCACTTCCAGGATATTATTGTTTTTAAGATTGAAGTGGTCGTATTCTCGGCTTCCGCCGGGAACGTACAAATATTGGTCTTTCTTTATATTAGTTATCATTTCTTTATTTCCTCCTTATTTCATCGTATTTTGCCTGAACTGAATCAGGCAAATTAAAACTATCCGGTAAAAGGGTAGAGTTATTTCCTTCATTCAAATAAACTCCATTCGGGGTGATACTCCACATCCCATCTAAGGACATCCATTCGTTTTCCCCTATCTTTTGCAATTCAACGTCATTTTCGACGTCGAATTCCTGACCCTGCAAATCTTGAATGAATTTTTCGGATTCATCAAGGCCGTAACGCAATTCTTCCTTTACGTCCTTATCTATGATAAGGACGTACCTAAAATAATCATTTGTCCATTCCTGAAATTCCTCGGACCAGTCGCCCCATTCGATATTCTCGAATAGGGTAGCTGTCCCGTTTTCATTTGTAACGATACATTTCTGTTCAAACTCCCATTGATTCAAAAAATCAATGGATTCTTCCAAATCTTTTTCGGGAATATGCTTCCCTTTTCTGAAAACATATACCCTCATCCAGCCGCTGACTCCACCGAATACGTATTTTTCTAACTCAGGGAATAAGTCATAAACGGCCGACTTTTCCCGTACATCGTTTAAATAAAATTCTTCAAATGGTATTATTAAAGGTTTCATTATAATTTCCTCCTATTTTTTATTTTATTTTTGCTAAGCCGGACTTGTGACCGGCTTTGTAGCATTACCGGGGATAAACCCCGTCACTCTGCTATATCACAAATGTTTCTTCCTCCTCAAATTTTTATTTTGCGGTTTTAAGGTTGACCGCAAACCTTTTTTGAATTTTCTCTACAACTTTTGTCCACCTTCCGGAATATAAGCTACATATTTAAACTTGCTATCCCCGGTTGCATAATATTTCTCTCTTATAGCAGAATGTGCAACTTGCCATTCTGTAGCTTCTTTATAATCGTCACTCTCGAATACAACTTTCATTTTGCCATTCTTGATTTTCTCAAGCTGTTCCGGAATAAGATTTTTCGATTCGTATTTTGAAATCTCCAAACAACCTCCAATTTCATCTCCGTTCGTAACCTCTCTCTTTTCTACTACAACAATATGTTTTTTCATTTTCATTTCCTCCCCTTATTTTTTTATTATGTATTTCTTTGTCCTTACAATTATATTATACACCTTCATACGCATATGTCAACACTTTTTTAAATTATTTTTTATATTTTTTTTAAAAATTTATTGAGCGGAAACTTCTCCTAAAAGTTTGTCTTGATAATATAATTTAGTCATTCTTATTTCCTCCTTTTCTTCCTCTTTGTTATTGTTATTTTTCATTTCTGTTCCTCCTAATTATTTTATTTTTATGCAATTCTTTTCTTTAAATTGTCCGTCTAACGTTACATCGAAGTATAGTCTAATTTTACCCTCCTTAACCCATAGTTTTTGTCTCGTTATCTCAATTTTTCCCTCTCCCGTATATCTGTCTTTCATTTCTATTCTGTCATCATATTCGTCGTTCCAAACTCCCCTTCCCTTCATTGCCCTTCTTGCGGTATTGTCTGAATACAAACTTTCAATTAACTCATTTGTTAATTTTGCGCTATTCTTTAATTTATTTTCTATTTTTTCAATTTGTTCTACTCCCATTTCTTCTAATTCTTTTTTTATCTGTTCATCTAACATTTTCATTTCCTCCCCTTATTTTTTTATTATGTATTTCTTTGTCCTTACAATTATATTATACACCTTCATACGCATATGTCAACACTTTTTTTATTTATTTTTAAATTATTTTAAAACTTTATATTCATTGCAATTACTACGTTATAGCCATTTATACAAAATTTCTTTAAAATATTTTTAAAAAACTTTTTCAAAAAATAAAAAAGAACCGGGGAATTAACCCCGGCCTATTTTTATTCCTGCTTTATATTATTATCTTTACTTTTTATCGCTTTTGGGTCTGCTATCATTTCATATGCACCCGTAGACGATACTGTAACGATTACCGCATTTATAACCGTCAGCACTATTCCTTGCACTCCTTGCCCCGTTCTGGCAAAGATAAACGTGAGTACAAGAGACACAGCAAAGGCATATAACCTTACTGCATAATCCGCAAAATTCTTCTTTATGATGCTCTTGCTGAATTGTACAATCACCGTTACCGCCGCTACCAATCCGGCAAAAGTTGCTAACATATCCGGTGTCATAAAATCATTCATTATTATTCCTCCTCAAAAATTTATTTTTATGCCTTCTTCAAAAACACTCCATGACTCAACTTCCTACTCGAATGTATCCCTTTCCCGCCAGCATAATTCATCTGAGTAGATCCACCACCGTCAAGGAATATCGCTCCATCAAGATTGAGTTTTTCTACACAATTTTTGAATTCATACATAGAGCATTTTGGATGAACGAACAGATATACCCTATCGCCTTTATATCCCATCCCTGTATGAGATGTTGTTCTGAGGATATCGTCCAGTATCTTTTCTAATGTTGGATTATAATCCGGAATCAGCATCCCTCCACCTATACACCACTTGAAAGATTTATCTATTTCTTTGATATTATTTATTCTTTTTACCTCGATGGATCCGTCTTCGTAGTAAATTATAGTTCCTCTTTTATATCCCTTTGGACTGTTCTGGTATGAATTCGGGCCTATAGCTTTATTTCCGTTACCAGCCAGTCCCCAAATAGATCTGGGCATATGTGCTTCCGAATTGTTTTGCCATGTACCATTGATACCATAGATGCCGAACTGTCGAAGAGTTTTACCTGGTAATATTGCAACATATACATTGTCAGGAGCAGTCTCTATAATCTTAAGGCCGTATTTCTCATAATACTCACTTAAGGGATTTACAGCAGATTCTCCTTTCTTCACGTACTTCACTCCCAAATTTTTCAGTATACCCTTTGCTATAGTCAACGCCAATTCATCCTGTCTATTCTTTAATATATTGGCGTCCTGGGCGTTTGTTATAAACGCCGTTTCTATCAGAGCCGCAGGCATGTTTGTTTCCCTTAGAACCGCAAAATTGGCTGTTTTTGTTCCTCTGTCAGTAGTATATACCCCTTCTGAAATTATACTGTCGTGTACATCTTTCGATAATTTTCCCCCTGAAGTACTTCCAGGATAACTAAATGTTTCTATCCCTTTAGCGCTTGTATTTGTAGCCGCATTGCAGTGAACTGAAACAAATATATCTGCTACAAAATTGTTTGCCAGTGAAGCTCTGTCCTCCAGTTCTACGAATATATCTGTAGTTCTTGAATAACCTACATTTACATCATGATTTTTTAATATATCACCTATTTTTAATGTTACCGGTAATGTTATGCTTTTTTCTTGCATTCCATTACCTATAGCTCCCGGGTCTTTTCCGCCATGCCCCGCATCCAAAAATACTTTTGCCATAATAAATCATCTCCTATTTGAATATACCTTTCTGTAATGCGTAAAAAAAGAAGGATACTATTCCTCCTAACAGCAACCCCATAAACCACTTCATAGACTTATTTAATTGCTCTAATTGAGTAATTAAACTGTTCAATCTTTCTTCTAATCTTCCATTAATAAGTTCTATTCTGTCTAATCTTTCAGAGTGATTGTTCAGTCGCTTATCTTGTACATCTAATCTCTCATCAATTCGTTTATGCCTTTCTTTGCATGCATCTTCCATCTGTCCACCTCCAAAGTCTCTGTTTTTAGCTTTCTCTCCAAAGTTCTTTCCCATACCAAGTAGCTCCATTGTCAAACGTCATAAACGAGAGTACCGCCGTCTTGTTCGCACCCAACGCTTCCGGAGTAACTCCTTTGTCCCATTTCACTTTGGTAGGCCAGGAAAGCGCATACGCCGTTGTACCCATCGTAATCTTCAAAATAGCTCTATACATTCCGGTAGTAACGCCAGGAGCACCAAAAGAGTATGTCGTATCTGCTGTAGGTGTGTGATAGAAAACATTGTATGTTGAAGTGCTCATGTAGCCGTCCGAACCGGCCGATATCCATTTTTCGTAATGGCCTTTCAAGCCTAAGGTACCCAGCATAACATCTCCTCTAAGGGTTACTTTGTTATTTAGGGCTGTTTGTTGTGCAGTGCTAACAGGCTTGTCTGCGTCTGCGGTATTATCTACGTTGTCTAAGCCTACATCATTCTTTGTGATTTCTACTTCTCCAGTTTTCCCGTTCACGCTCTGTACTTTTCCGGCAGTTTCAACTTTGTATTCTAACTGCCTAATATTTTCTTTCTGTACCTTGCTGTTTCCCACAAGTCCCTCTACAGTAGCACTCATATTTGTAGGAACTGTGATAGACTTATAGCCTTGTGTGTAGCTTGTCTCCGGTACATAATCCCAATCCAAAAGGTCCCCGTCTGCCAAATCCGGGTGTGTAAAGCCGAGTTTGCCCGTTGTTATAACACATTTTGATACATCTAATCTTGTTCGTATGCCTGCATCTCTATCGACCTTGTACAGCCTATCTACACTCCCTATCAGCTGTGCAGGGTGCTTTGTAGTAGCCTGAGTTCCGTAGAAGCCTACTTCGGGGACTATGGTTTCTATCAGTACGGTTCCGTCTTTTTTGCATGTTAGTCCTGTCCATTGAATGACGGCGACTTCCTCCTGCAAAAGCTGATATATGAGTGTAATCGGGTGAGCATTGAGATAGTCTTTGACCTGTTGCATTGTTGGTACTGCTGTCCAATCTACATCTGTTTTGGGGATAGAAAATCTTACGTATTTATTGTAATTTGAGGCGTTTGCAACCGAATAATAATACGGCTCATTCCAATACAGCTGGTTGTCCAAAGAAGCTGGTGTACTGTTTTTAAATTTAATTCCATTTATAATAAACCATGCGTTATCATTATTTTCTTGTGTAACTGATGGTATTTTGTTAATTGCATTAGAAAAGTCTATAACAAAAGTATTTTCACGCATAGCACTCCTTGTTGCAATAACATTGTCCCCTGTAATCGTCTCTTTTTCGCATCTCTTTACGTATTCTAACCCATTCCCGTCAGCGTTAAACCGTATTTCATCTGCAACACCATTAGGTACATTCCTAAGTTCCTGCAATTCTCCGTCTTTTTCTGCTGTAATGTAGGCTATATCTTCGGTGTAAGGTTCTTCGGATATGGAAGTACCTTTTTGGATTTTTAGGTCTCGGATATAAGAAGGATTGTTCCATCCATAACCAAAATATATAAAATCAACTGTTTTATTTGGAGTGGTTGTATAGGTCACTGTGCTAAAATTATTATATCCTCCTAATAAAATATCGCTGCTTACAGTGTTGTCTGTATATTGAACTTTCGCCAAAACCCCTGGTAAATTTGGATACGCAGTATCGATATATTTGCCATTTATTTGTATAGTGTATTGCCCTTCATATCTGTCTTTATTTTCATACAAAACTTTCCCAAATGGTACGTTAGGATTGTCGACGTAATAATCCCCATTTGCATCTTTCTTAAAACCAATTTTCAACAAATCTTCCATATCGAACAATTCATGTCCTAAGCTCCTAACCCTCTTGCTCCCCAATGTAGAGGATAAATCATCAGTCCACTGTGCAAACATAGAATCCATCTGCTCTACAGTTTTGTTGTAGAAGGGATTAGTTGAATCTATCCCCATATCTACACACATAAAGCTATTTCGCTCTACTTCATGGGATTGACCGTTTGCTGTAGTTGCATCTGAATATAGACTCTGAACAAAGAAACTCAAATATCCACTTCTACCTGCCGGAACAGTGCCAATACAAGACAAGCTGTACCATCTGCCATATGCGGGGGAAGTTATTATTTTAGACCCAAAAGCTGCTCCAGTGTCGGTTGTCACCAGCCTAAGACGTAATTCGGTAGCAACTGAATTATCAACCATTGCTTTGGCCCTCAAATAGTATCTTCGATTTTCCTGCACTTGCGGCAAGTCAGTCTTAGTTTGATACGCATGAAAACCGATTTGACTCCCATTCCCCGTAATTTTCATCATTCCGTTTGTTATACTTAAGGCTCCCCCATATGCACTCCATCCATCCGTCCCCTCACTAAAATCTCCGTTTTTCACCAGATTTTGCACCGTTTGCCCTTTGATGCCAACCTTCATATCTCCCTCTACTGCGCTATTAGGTATGGAGATGACGTCGGGGTAGCCTTCTTCGGTAGCAGATTTGGGGACATTTACTTTAGAACCGACCTCTTGGAGAGCATCTTCAACATTGTCAGCTTGGAAGTTTTCTCCTGCATCTTCTATGGGGATTAGTTTGGCTTCGTTGTTTATCGCCCCTGCCTGTTTCCATTGGTTTTGAGTGGTGTATATCCAAAGTGCATTGGAGATTATATACGCGTCCCCCTGCTGTGCAGTAGTGGGAAGATCAGCTTCGGAATCCAATACACCTAATACCTCTATACCTGCTCCTGTATCTCCTTTGTCTCCCTTCGGCCCTGTAGCTCCAACAAATTCTCCATTGTCCAGTTTTTGCTGTACTTCCAAATACAAATTTTGCCTCTGTATCTCGGCTGCCTTCCTCTGTGTTTCGTTTACCTGCCTTGTACTTTCATCTATCACAGTTCCGGCCAGCTGGTTAAGCTTCTCTACTATAGGAGTAGTGAATGTTTCCGCATTGATGGGTATTTCTTCCCCGTTGCTGTTTTGCAATATAGCCTTGCTTGCCCCCGCCTGCCCTTGCAGAGGTTCATATTCATCTGTATCGAGATTGTAATACTGCGGTATTGGGTTGTTATCTACATCTTTTTTTATACTTTTTGTATTATACGGCAATTTTCTTCACCTCCTCGATTAGTCTATCTATAGCGGTTTTTATGCTGTCCACCATATCCATTAGGTTTACCTCCTGTCCGGCGCTGTCATACAGGGTTACCTTTTGCCCTCCGCTTGCGCCGGACATAGGCTCATACTGGTTGGATATTTGGTTATAGTACTGTGGGATTGGCTTACCTTCGCTGTCCTTTACTATAGGTTTTGTGTTATATGCCATCTTTCATACCTCCCTCCTTAACTCGGCGCCGTAAATATCTGGCTGCCTTTTGTAGCTTCGCTTGTAGCACCGCTAAAACTGTTACTTATGTCGAACAGAATTGTTCCTTTATCAGCTACAAACTTTTTTGCGGAGCCAACGCTACCTTTTATATTTTCTGCATAGACAGTCGAGCAGTTTATATCCACGCCGGCGTAACTGCTGTTTGTAGAAGTCACATTTAACGTAAGATTATATAGATATGCTCTTGCGACATAATCCAACAATAATCCGTAAGAAGTGGAAGAATACGAACCCCCGTTCATATATAGCCATCCTACAGGTCCTAATCTAACGGCGTCTCCGGTGGCAGATGAAACTGTACAGCTTGACAACTCTAATCTGTTTATCATTCCATCATTTTGAAGCCCACCCACAAATGTTACTGTTTGGCACTCAAGAATATTTACGGGGCCTGTTACTCTGCTTGCAACGTTGAACTTACAGTACATTATTTTTATATATGCAGAGGTTTCATCTATATCAAGGCCGTTAGAGAAAATCACGCCCGCCGGATTATCATAGTCGCCATCAATGCCGATGTATTGGCTTCTTATTGTTGAAACATCAACCCACACGTAAGTACCAGCCGCAAGATGTATCATTATCCTTTGATATATTTTGCTTGCAGCCACGCTTACGGCCTTGTTAAAAGTCTTAAATGGAGCTGATTCGGACGTACCGCTGTTATTATCATTCCCCGTTGATGCGTTCACGTATAATATCAATGTTCCTTCGGCCGGGGCTATATCTGCACCCGTAAGAACTATATTAGAACTTAAAGCTTTTCCGTTTATCGTTCTTGTAGTTGGCACTGCCCCAATGTCTGCCGGAACAAGCTGTATATTTTTGTTCGCATCGGGAGCCTTATTATTCACAGTGTTGACTTTACCTGCTTCGTCGAGCACGTAATTAATATTTTCTTCTATCCTGTTAAAATCTCCTGCATTAGGCGCATCTCCCGCTTTCCAATCTGTTTTAGGATTTACCCATGCCATTATATCGCTCTCCTTCCCTCTAATCTTGCTCTCAAATCTCCAGTTATTTCTAATTCCTGCTTTGTGATGTAGTAATAACCTCGTTCCTGTATTTCTTCTGTATAATAGTCATATACGGTCACAACATCGCCCAACTCCAACGCCGGGTTGCCTATCCAATTTATATTTAGATCCGCCTTGGGATCTTTGTAATAAGCCAACAACTTATCTGCTATGTTCTGCGCCATAGCTACGTCCTGCACAAGCGGATTAGCCGGGAAAGTGTATCTTAGTTCTCCGTTTTCTATTATGCTTGTATTGTCCTTTGCTGTGGCTTTGTCTTTGTTTTGCACTGTTAGGGGTTTGCCAGAAGCTATTATTTTGAACGTTCCGGTACTTGCAGACGTAACTGTTATGCCCGCGCCCCATGCATATATGGTACTGCTTTGTATTGTGCCTGTGCCCTCTATGGACAAAGATACGTCTATACAAGGAGTGGAGTTGAAATATATTGTCAGAGTTTTTGTTTCTCCTGCTGCTATAGGTATGCCTTCATTTGTTTGGTATACCTCCTGTATCGCGCCCGGCCTAAGTGGTTGTGTTTCTACCTCAACTATATTCGCTACCTTCTCCATGCGGGAAGGGTTAGACTTGGAAAAACAATCATCATTTGTGATTCCATATGCGTCTACAATCTCTACGTTGGCAGGAAATTCGGCTTTCAGGAAAGTAGTTACCACGGAGTTTTCAATCCTGGTCTGCGTGAAAGAAGAACCTTCTACCCTGATGATTCCTTCCCTATTGCAGTATACTTGTCCTAATCCTGCCTCCGCTATCTTGCGCAAGGCTTCTCTATGGCTCTGCGGTTCAAAATAGGAATATGGGATGACAATATTTTTCAATTCTTCGTCTACCCAATATTCGTTTTCTTTCAGTCCGGCATCTGTGAGAACCTCTATTGCCAAATCATATAGGGATTTATTTACTTCAACTATAGAGGTAGAGAACGTAGTATTGCGCAGGCTTTCCAATCTATCCCTGCCAACCAATTCTGCATATACTTTTTGTTCGGGGATATTCCAATTTTTAGCCCAAAACACGCCAAGAGGGACAAGCTCTTGTTCTCCATCGTCTTTTTCCATACCTGCCCAAACTCGTATTCTACGCCCGGGTTTAATTAGATTATAGAGAGATGACTGTTTGTTACCAATGTCAAACTTTTTGGATTCATTATTGAATCTTATAGTTATTTCGTTTGAACTTATGTTTCCCACCGGCAAACTCCCGGAGCTGGTTTCTCTTTCCTCCAAAAGCTCTATAGAGAAGATATCATCTTGGCCGTATGTTTCTTGTATAGAAGTGAAAAACTCCAATATTTTTACACATCTATTAGGCATGTTCCATTTAGATATTTCAATCTCCATTTTTATTACTTCATTTATTTGTTCTATGCTTTTATCCCAATTTATTTGAGTGTTGTCTACGACCGTTTCCTGGTATAGTATTGTATCTCCTCCTCCATATAGGGTCATGACAAAGTCTACAGGAAATTCATTTCTCTTGCTGTCACCTACTACTTTAAGGGAACGAATAGGCCGAGAAAAGAATGTTACGGTCAATTTTGGATTTGTGGCAAACCCTCCATTCGCATCTGATAGAGAGCTTCCCCACCAACCCATTTGCGCCTTTTCTTCTTCTCCGGGTCCGGGAGCCAATACAAGGGTATCGTTCCCGAGCGTCCATGTGCCATCTAAGGCTATATACTTTCCTATAGGCTCTTGTACCCCATCTGCAATTTGTCTTGGATAGGAGGTGTGGTTGTTTTCGTTTGTGGCTATTTGTACCGATTGGTCAATGAAGGGATCTGAGTAGTCTATTTGAACCTTGCCGAATATTTTTCTATTATAGGACCTGACTTTGTCCTGAAATTCTTGCGACACCGGATACATGCAATATCACCTCTCTATCAAATCAAATTTGATGTCTTTATAGAACATGTTATTATTTTTGAATATCAATCCTGATACACTTCTATCTCCGCAATAAAAAACTCCCGTTTTTCGGGAGTTTTCTTGCGGGTCTATATATTCTACTTGGAAAAAAGAAGGGGAAACAGCTTTGAGCAGTTGACTGACTTGTTCTTTGTTCAAGGCCGGCCAACTCAATTGAATTTTTCTTTTTGTTGCAACTACGGTCCGCACTAAAAGCCCACTCATAGTCCTGTTGGCATCTGTACTTAGGTCCATGATACTCACACTATATTCGGATGGGGAAGGAGAAATAGCTTTGCCATCTATTTTTAATATCATATTATCCCCTCCTTAATATTGACTCATAGCCCAGCCTTTCGGCTTCGTCGTTTAATGCCGGGAGAATTGTTTGAGCTATTTTTCTATCGTTTATGGTTAGTACTACAGTTGTGCCTTCCCCATCCCCGCTATTGCCCGTAATCTGCATAGTAGAAACAATGCCTGTTGCTATTTTACCAGCCAAATCATCTATCCAGGAAGTATTGTTTTCAAGCGGCATAACCGCTTCCCTGCCTGCTTCTCCGACCATGGCAATAGTAGGCTTGTTTATTATAGCGCCTTTGGCAAGCCCGAACGCTGGGGCTATAGGCTGAACCAAGGAACTTAATCCTCCCGCAATCGCCGGAATAAACTGGGGCGCAAAAGCCGATAGGGCAATCCCGCCAACTATAGCTCCGGCAATCAGCAGTTTCTTCCCGAAATTTCTTGTAGGAGAAAAACTCCCAACCGCTTCCCCGCCTGTTGCTGTATTGAAATTTTTGATACTTTTCCAGGAGCTAAGCAGGCCATCGTTCATGTTGTCAAGCATGCCTTGCGCTGCGTCCGCTGTAATTCTTAGCTGCCCTTCGCCCCATTCTTTGGAACTTCTTAGGGAGTTGTTTTGAAATTGCGTCATGTTCTTCCCTAAAGTATTGAAGCCCTCTGAAACGTTTGAGTTATATCCGGCTCCTGTATTGTGGCCTAACTCCGCCGTTTTCTTTGCGTGTAAGTCGTAGTTTTTTTCATACCCCTCTATGTTCTGAATCTGGTTTTTGCCAAGCGCCACATATCCGTTTCCTATATTCTTTGCCGCCGCCGCTCCAATCGCGGCGCCCAATATACCTACATTTTTCTTATGAATGCCTAAATTGTCCTCTATAGACTTAGATTGCTCTTCGACCGTCTTTGTTACCGCGCCTTTTGTTGCCTCTGTCGTGGTTGTCGCGTCTGTCTGCATTCCCTTATACAATCCTAAACTTCTCAATTTCAAGTTTGAGAGCGCTTCTTCTGTTTGGTAAGATTGCTCAGTTACTTTACCATTGACAGTTTGGTTTAGCTCATCAAATATATGCCCTGTTTCCGTCGCCATGTCACGCAAGCTTTTTATATATGTGGAGTATATGATTGCCGGAATGACAATTGGCGCAATAACAGGAGGAACAAGATTCCAGTTAGGCTCGTATATAGGGCTTCTTAACTTTTCAAATTCCGGAGCAGGGACCGTAAACGGCCACAACCCTTTTCCGAATAGCTCTTCTAATGTTGGAACCTCAAAAGCAGGCAATTTTAAATCTCCGAATGCCGGAGCGGGTATCTTAAACGGCCATAATATCCTTCCAAACAGTTCTTCCATTGTTGGCATTTCATATGCAGGAAGTTTTAATCCGTCAAATTCAAGTGCAGGAATCTTAAACGGCCATAAAGCTCTCCCAAATAATTCTTCTAATGTTGGAACAGCCCATGCCGGGAGTTTTAAGTCCGCAAACTCCAGAGCAGGAACAACCACAGGCACCGCAAACAACTTCTTTAGCTTGTTCCACCAATCAGATATCCAAACAAAAAATGCGTCTGCTTTCTTTTTTAGTCCGTCTATCTTTCCTTCGGTTTCCTCTACATTCCCAAAATTTGTTTTCGGATACGTTATTCCGGCGTCTATACCGCCACCGCCTCCGGTACTGTCATCATTGTCACCCATGTTGTGTTGTAGAACATTCAGTTCGTCGAACGGTGCAAGAGCGGATTCTGCCGCTTTCTTTGCTTTTTTGGTTTTCTTTGCTAAGTCATCTTGCGCATCTGCTGCCGAACCTGCCGAGTCCGCCAAGTCTGACGTGCTATCGGAAAGCCCTGTAGTACTGTCAGAAGCATCTACGAGCTGTTTTCCTGTTATACTGGTATAGAGCTGTCCTATCTTTTCAAGAACCATATTCAGTAGTTCTAAAACTTTATTCAGGAATTTTACCACAGGTAAAAGGATTTTCACAAGCCCACTACCAAGCAGTCCTAAAAATTTCTGCCATTGTTCTTTCAGTAGTTTTACTTGGTTAGCCCACGTTCCAGATGTCCTTGCGAAGTCGCCCTGTGAATCCGCTGTAACGGCCATCAAGTAGTTATATCTTGTCATTACCTGCTCGGCTTGGGACATCTCGTTCCATTGCTTATTTATGCCCCTTGAAAGGTTGAAAGCTTCAAGGTTAGCTACTGTCATGTTAACGCCAAGCTCGCGCAATGGTTTAGTTTCTCCCGCAATACCAGCTTGTATCTTTTCAAAAGCTGCGTCATTTTGCAGATTGTAGAATGACGCCATATCCGCGGAAAGTTCGGTTAGATTGATTGCCATATTTTTCATCTGGTCCCCGGCAAGCCCGGAAGATTTCAGTATTGCGCCCATGGTAGAGGCATATTTCTTTGCCGACAACTCAGATAAGCCGTATGATTTTAGAGCGTTTTGAGCAAAGTCATTTACTTCACCGCTCATTTGACCGAAAGTGACATCTACAACATTTTGAACTTCGGTCAAATCCGATGCCGTTTGTATCGCCTGTTTGCCAAGCTCGAACAGTGCCCTCGCTCCAAGCGTGATTCCTGCTATTTTGCCAAGTTTCATCAATCCGCCACTAATTTTTGATTGAAATCCGCCAAGCTGGCTTTGCGTTTTCGTTATTTCTGACTTTATTTCGCTAAAGTCCGCACCACCACGTTATTCACCGTACTATGAAATTTGATTTAGCCATAGTACATAACCACCCCCTTCAAATAAAAAACACCAGCTATTTAGCTAGTGTCTTTATGTAATCTTTGTAGTCTTCTTCATAACCAAAAAACTGAAATTTATCTTTATGTTTTGGGTTTATCCCATTGTATATCCAGTTTACAGTAATAGGTTCCCCTTTAAATTCTTTAAAATAATTAATAGCTTGTCTACAATAATCGAATATATATTCTTGTCCCTTATAGACTACTATTGTTTTTCTTGCTCTTCCATTCATTCTTCCGGGTCTAGCAACTTTGATTTTCCATTCCTCGTATTCTTCTTCCGTCATATAATCCTTGATATTTTTTCCATACATAGGGTTATTTTCACCTAATGATGCTTGTCTTAATTTTTCTAATGTTTCAGGCTTTAACTTGTCTTTGGTCATTCCATACCTGGGGTTATTTTTACCTTTGAAGGCTTTACTTATTTTAGCATTTCTTTTAGCCATCTGTTCAGGTGTATAATTTGCTAATGGATTAATGCCCTTTTTAGCTATACTAATGTTCCTGCAATGTTCTTCGCTTCTTTCTGTTTGCCTTACCCCAAGACCACCCAAGGATTTATTATAGCCCTTGTCTACATTGCAAGTATCATATTTTTCTATATATTCCATTTCTAATTCACACAAGGTTTCCATATCCTCTACATCCTTTTCTAGTAGCATTACTTCAAAATTCTCTTGTCCATATTTTTTAACTGAATTTCTCAAATGTGTGTTATGATGTGCTCTTATTCCGTGTGGATACCTTTCTGCAAATGAATTAGTTGTAATTCCTATATACTTTTTGCCATTGATTTTATTGGTAATAGCATAAACTACCATTTTATTCTCTATTAATTCTCTTTTGTACTCCATTCTTTTCTTCCCCCTTTATTATATTATACCATTAACTACTTGTAGTTGCAAGTATAAACAATATATTATATAATAAAAGTGAGGTGATAATTATGTCTAGAGGTTTAAAAAACAGGACTCCTATATCTAATGCAGTAAATACTGAACTATATGAACAATTAAAAAAACTATCTAAAGAAACCATGATACCAATGTCTAGATTGCTAGATAGAGGTATAGAGTTAGTTTTAGAGGAATACAAAAAGCCTACTTCTAAATAGTGGGCTTTTCCTCATAAAAATAGCACCCTTTAAAGAGTGCCTAAAATTATTAGAAATATAAAAAATGTTAATATGCTAATTCCAATAAACTTTATATCATTACCTATCTTCCTTTTTTTCACTAAGTTTACGACTAAACTCACTATTGATATTGTAAATAAAACCATGCTATCTAAAGTTAATAAAGTTACAACGTCCACTAAATTTATTCCTATTAACAATAATATCAATATGTTTATAATTATAATTACCGCCCAAATCCATATGTTTTTCTGTGGTTTATAGCCTTCTTCTTTTCCTTTTTTCTTCTTCGTGTATAATCCCCCTGTATCCGGAGAACCATATAACCCCATATCTAACCCCTCCCTTAGAAAAATATTCCTAATTATAATATATAGAATATTTAGAAATAGTGCAAGAGGTTAAATATTATTTTTCGACTTTTCCTCCAAATACGGCATTAAGCATTTTAACTTGATTTAACATTTGTTCGTCAGTCATCTGCTTTTTATTTTCAGATACATTAAGATATTTTTTTATATCGATTCTTTTCTGCCATACCCAACGGCTGATTAAATATGCCTGGTATATGTTCTCCCTCTGCTCATTTTCTTTGTTCTCAACATACGCCTCCGCATATACATTCAATTCAGCAGGCGTCATCTCCCAAAATTCGGATGGGAGAATCCCAATTTTGGCGGCGAGCTTTAGAGCTTTCCAGGTGGTAAACTCTTCCTCACTGCCATCTACTCGTTTTTTTCGGCCTTATTCCCCTTTATTTTTTCTGCATCTTCCCCTTCAAACGAAGCGTTGAACGCTTCCCACATCTGTTTTGTCACTTCGTACATAGAAGAGTATTCATCAATCAGTTCCATTACTTTATTTGGAGTTAGCTTGTCGTCTTCATGAACCAAACCAGCCCAAATGATAGTTGCATAATCTTCCATTGTGAATAATTCGGGGTTTTGCATGCCCTCTATCTTCATTATCGGTTTCTTAAATTTTTTCTCAATCAAGCTAATAGCTTTCATTCCATACCTTAAATTTCTTTCTTTATCAAGTTTTATCGGATAATAACTCATTTATTTTTCCTCCTTAAAAGCAGTTTTTATTAAACCTTTTTCACTCCTGGATTCCTCGTTTATTCGTTTTATTACTTCATCCGCTAATTTCTCACTATCTAAACTTACACTAATTTTATTTTCGTTATTTAAAGTTCCAGGAACAAATTCAAGTTTTACAACTGGTGCATTATTTACATCAATTGAATATTTAATATCGGTTACTCCTTTAACTTCTACATCATCAATAAACACTCTTGCTTTGTAGCAATCTTCTTGTTGAATTCTAACATTGTTACCCACCATTGCTCATTCCTCCTTTAATATAAAAAATAACAGGCTAAGAATTTAATCCTAGCCTATACTTCTGGCGTAATTGTCAATACTGGTTTATATTAATCAAGATATTCCCATTTTAATTTTTCACCAGTTGATGGGTGTTTGCCTGCGGAATTCCTTTTGCCACCACAACATTGTGTTATTGAAGTTCTGCATGCTCCCGTCTTTCTACTTGCTTCTGCGGCACTCGGAAAAACATCTCCAGTTGTAGTACATATAACACTTCTTGCTACTGGGTGTACATTATTTTTGTATCTTTCAATTGCCGACTTACTCATTTTTTGTCTTGTTTCTTCACTCATCTCTGTATTGTACCAATGATGGTTTTCCCCGATTCTAGCTTCTTCTGCATATTTTATTTTTTTAGCGATTTCTTCTTTGGATAGTTTTTTGTAATCTTCATAATACATCCAGACTAATTTATTGCTATTTCCATCTACGCCGCTTGATAACCTCTCCCCAACACAACAACTGCATATATGATGATAGGGGCTATTATATTTTTTAGATGCTTCCTTCATAGTTTCAAAAACTTCACCTGTATTTAAGCAAACTACTTTCCTGGCACTTGGATTGCTAGCACCTTTATGTTTTCCTTTCAATGCTCGACTAATTTTTACACGTACTTCTTTTGAATGTGCAAGGCCTCTAACTCCTTCCCCACCTAATGTCCTATTATACCCTCGAGAATTTTCGTATCGTGTATACGTTCTATATGCTTTAATATAGTGCTTTTCTTTATTATTTAAGTCTTCTTGGTTTTCGGCGGTATCAATTATTTCCCATTTAATGCTATCAAACCCATATTTATTTATAGCTTTATGGAACGTAGAACCTTCCCCTCTGTCAGCTTCACTTTTGTGTTGATTTTTCCTGTGTTCTAAATCCCATGTAGTTTGTCCCACATACATTTTCTCATTGGGAAACGTAGCTAAATATATAATCCCAAACATAATAAATACACCTCCGATAGTGTTTAGCTTGTCCGAATGTTTAATTTTATGTATGTAGGAAGAAGGTTCGGACTTCCTTCTTGTCATTATGGGTAGCTAGTCCATAAC